TGGGTATTACCGCTATTGGTAATATCAACAAAACTCCTGGTCTTGGTCTGACCCAAGGCGGAACTGACTACGACAACAAGTATGCTACGTATCTCAAGCTGTTCAGCGGCGAGATGATCAAAGCCTATGAGTCAGTTTGTATCGCCAAAGAAACTGTCCAAAACCGTACCCTGCGTAACGGTAAGAGCCTCCAGTTCATCTACACTGGACGCATGGACGCTTCGTATCATCAGCCTGGTACTCCAATTCTTGGTAGCGAGAACCCTCCCGTGGCTGAGAAGACCGTCCTCATGGATGACCTGCTGACCTCCAGCGCATTCGTTTATGAGCTTGACGAAGTTCTCGCCCACTACAGCCTGCGTTCCGAAATCTCTGCGAAGATCGGTCACGCTCTGGCTGAAGCTTATGACAAGAAGGTGTTCCGCATCATCGCTAAGTCTGCTCGTACTGCTCATCCTATCACTGCCTCTCCTGGTCCTGAGCCTGGTGGTTCTGTGATCAAACTGGGTGCTGGTAACGAGTTCAACGCTCAGGCAATCGTGGATGCTTTCTTTGAAGCAGCTTCGATTCTCGATGAGAAGAACGTTCCCCAAGGTGGTCGTACCGCTGTGCTGTCTCCTCGTCAGTATTATGCACTGATTTCTCAGGTCGACACTAACATCTTGAACCGTGACTACGGTAACACTCAGGGTAACATGAACTCTGGCGAAGGTCTCTATGAGATCGCTGGTATCAGCATCCGTCGCTCCAACAACCTGCCCTTCATGGCTGGTGTTGTTGCCCGTGAAGATGGTGAGAACAACGATTACAGCGGTGACTTCTCTGCTCACTGTGGTCTTATCTATCAGCGCGACGCTGCTGCTGTGGTCCAGGGCATTGGTCCCCAGATCCAAACCACATCTGGTGACGTGAAGACCATGTATCAAGGTGACCTGATCGTTGGTCGTCTTGCCATGGGTGCTGATTGGCTGAACCCTGCTGCTGCAATCGAACTGCAAGCTGCTTGATAGGAGGTAAGTCATGTCTTTGAATCCTGGTACTCAACAATATGGTGAAACTAAGACTGGTATTCATGTTACTATGTCTACGACTGGTGCCGTAAAAACTAACCAGCCTGTTGTTTCTATCACCCAGGATCCCATGACTCCCGTTGAATACGGTCGCGTTGCTGCTGCTTCTAAGTACACCGTGACCGCTTCCTCTGGGGCTGAGATCCCTGATCAAACTCCTGTTATTCCTTAATCGTTATGGCTATTACTACTCGTTACAGTGTTGCCAAGACCGCACGTAGCTATGACCCTGCTGGTGTCAATGCTGTGCTAGGTTCTGTGGTTAACAGTGAAACTCAAGATATGCGTGATGCGTATCACTATGGCACCTCCGTTGGTGGAGATGTGTCTGATGGTCCTGCTCCCGACTATGCTCGGTTGACTCCGACCTCTTGATTATACCGCCCTCCTTCGGGAGGGCTTTTTTCATATGTAAAATTATGGCATTCCCGACTACAAATGATCTAGATACCGAACTATCCTCAGTCAATAGTGTTCTGGGTGCTATCGGTCAGAGTCCAGTCACCACCCTTGACTATACTAACCCAGAGATTTCTTTTATTTATAACCTGTTGTCTGAAGCCAACCGTGATGTTCAGAATGAAGGTTGGGTATTTAACAGGGAGGAGCATTATACTCTGACTCCTAATTCAAAGAAACAGATTGAAGTACCAGACAATGTTCTTCGTATGGATGTATCAGAAGGACAGGTATGGAGGACTACTGATGTAGTCAAACGTGATGGTAAACTCTATGATAAACTACACCATACCTTTGAGTTTGAGAAACCGATTGACTTTGACATGGTATGGTTCTTCCCTTATGAAGACCTGCCTTCTGTTTTTAAACGATACATCACTTACCGTGCTAGTGTACGAGCTGCTACACAGATGGTCACTAACAAAGAGCTGTCTATGATGCTTGCTCAACAAGAAGCTTATAGTCGTTCAGCTTGTATGGAGTATGAATGTAATCAAGGTGACCATACCTTCTTTGGTACTCCTTCTAACACGGCTTACCGTGCCTATCAACCCTATAGGACCCTTGCCCGATGACTGCAGTATCCCAAAAGATTTCTAGTTTGGTTTCTGGTATTAGCCAGCAACCTATTGAGAAGCAAGCACCTGGGACTGTTAAAGATGCATTGAATGTAGTACCTGATATCAAAGGTATCTTAAGCAAACGTCCAGGTTCAAAGCTTGTTGGTACTTTGTCTGACAGTACTGAAGGTCAGTGGCATCACTACTATCGTGATACAAACGAAGCATACTTTATTCGTGTCCGTAGGGATGGACAGGTAGATGTATGGGATGCCATGAATGGTACTCCAAGGCTTGTTACTTATACTGAAACTCCAGTAGACTTGACAGACATGTCTAATGGTATGGCGTCAGAGGATGCTGAACCTATCTGCGATACCTGTGATCCTGATGAGTTTCAAACTGCTACCATCAATCTACAGACAGCTACAGTAGCTCTACAAGATGCTAAGAGTGATATTGAACAGATCAATGTCAGGTTAGCCACGGAAGAACTTACAGAGGCAGAGAGGACGCAGCTAGAGGTTGATAAGCAGACACTAGAGCAAGGTATCCCTGGTCTTCTTGCTGCTTACAACATAGCTCTTGCAGCATATGAAACTGTTGTAACAGGTTGTGGTGTCTACAACAACCCGTACTCCCGTGCACTGAAGACACCGTGTGCTGATTCTAACGAGCTTGTGTACTTCAAACATAATGAAGACCAAGAGATTCAACTAACCACGGTTAACGATGTTACGTTTGTTACCAACAGGAAACAAATTCCTAACATGGTTCAACGTAGTAAACCTGATGACCAAGAGTATGGCGTCTTCTTTTATCTAGATCAACTAGCGTTTAACCAGGTCTATACCCTTAACTATTACGACAACGATACTACTAACAATCAGACTACTGAAATCAATGTACCTAATCAGGTCGGTCTTGCGTCTAGTACGTCTAGTGATAGCAATGGTACTTTTGGCAGTGCCAATGAAATTATTACACGTACTGCAAGAGGCATTACCTACAGACTTACTGTTGTAAGGCAACAGGTTCTTGAAGCTGAACCTGATGGTGGTGATGATTACGACACTCGTTGGAATGCTACTATTCAATTACTTGCTGTAGATACTGCTGCTGCTGACCTACCTACTGGTACTGGAGTATTTGATAGTGTTTCTGTTCTTGGAAGAACTTGGCAACCAACTGTAACGGGATTTGGTACTCAACTTACCTCTGCTGATGCAGCTGTAAGTGCTGGACCGTATGTGTCTGGTCAAGACGCATTGAGCGGTAACACTATTCTCAATGAACTTGCTTCTGACCTTGAGGCTCTTGGTCTTACGACTGAAGTCATTGGTAATGGTGTCTGGGTTACAAGTGATGAACCCTTTAGCCTTGATACACCTGATGAATCCTTGATGACGGTTATCAATGGTAAGGTTAACAACCCTTCTCTTCTCCCTACTCAATGTAAGGATGGATTCATTGTCAAAGTCGTCAACAGTTTTGTAGAAGAGGATGACTATTATGTTATCTTCCGTGCTGACTCTGACAATAGTGGTAGTGGTTTCTGGGAAGAGACTGTATCTCCTGATGTAGATATTACTATTGATCCTAACACCATGCCTCATGCTATCAGGCGTTTGTCTGATGGTACGTTTGAGGTTAGCCCTATTAAATATGCTGACAGGGTAGTGGGTGATGACATTACCAACCCTATCCCTTCTTTCATTGGGCAACCTATTAACAAGTTGATGTTCTTTAGGAACAGGTTTGTCATGTTGTCAGGTGAGTCCGTGATTATGTCACGTGCTAACTTGTACTTCAACTACTTTGCTAAGACAGCACAGACTGTCACAGCTGCAGACCCTATTGACTTGTCAGTATCTAGTACCTTCCCTGCTATCTTGTATGATGGGTTGGAGACTGCTGCTGGTTTGGCATTGTTTGCAACTAACCAACAGTTCCTGGTAGTAACTGATAACACTGATGTCTTCAGTCCAGAGACTGCTAACGTCAAGAGCATTGGTACGTACAAGTACAACACCAAGGTTCGCCCTGTTCATCTGGGTCAGTTCGTTGGCTTCCTAAATGATGCTGGGTATCGGTCTAGGTTCTTTGCACTAATCCCTAGTAGAGATTTAGATTACAATGCACAGGAAGTTAGTAAACCTGTTGACCAGTTAATCCCATCTGATATTAATTTGATTTCAGATTCAAAGGATGACAACATGATGGCGTTGTCCGTTAAAGGAGAACGTGATGCATGGATTTATCGTTACTTTACTCAAGGTGAAGAACGTGTTCAGTCAGCCTGGTTCCGTTGGAAGATGAGTGGTGATGTATTATATCACTGCATTATGGATGACAAGTTCTATGCTGTGTTGTCTGTAGAGACTGGTAACCCTGCTACACCTCAGATTGTAACGCTACAAGAGTTTGACCTTAAACTTGATAGACAGTCTATCTTGATTAAACTTGCCCCAGACATGAGGCAATATGATTATCAAGTTCATATGGATAACTATTTCATGGTGACTCCATCTGAGATGCAGTATGACTCACAGACTAAATCAACGTCTTGGCGTCTTCCTATTGGGTTCCATGGTGACTTACCTGTGGTAGCTTATGAACTAGAGATGGATCATAAGGCTATGGAAGGTTACATTGTAACTGGTAGGTTTACTGAGCTAACTACTGTTGGTGTAGAAAATGGTGTTATTGCTACAGCACCTGGTAAGTGGACTGGTAGTAACGTTCTTTGTGGTTATAACTTTGACATGGAGGTACAGCTTCCAACAATGTTCTACACCAA